ACAAGTGGTCAATTTGATTCACAAGGAAGAGAAAAGCCATTTTTCAATATAGTAGTTGCCGCTGCTAATATTTGGTACAGAGCAACAGACATTGATAGAAAGAATATAAGAATCAAGGCTAGTAAATCTAAAGATACTATTGACGCATTGCTTGCCAGTGCTCATATTCAAAACTGGATGACTAGAGAAAACTTTGGTCAATTCTTAAATGAATGGGGAAGAGTTCTATCAAGATATGGCTCTGCTGTAGTAGAGTTTATAGAGAAAGACGGTCGTTTAATACCATCTGTATTACCGTGGAATAGATTGATTGTTGATTCAGTAGACTTCTATTCTAATCCTAGAATTAAAGTATTAGAACTAACCGAGGCTCAATTAAAGAAAAATCCTTTGTATGATAAAGACATGGTTGAGGCTTTATGTGACGCACAAAGACCTAGAGAAACCGTAGATAAAAGACGAAAGGATAATATATCTAATTATATAAAAGTCTATGAAGTAAGAGGTGAATTTGAGCTGTCATATTTAACTAATAAGGAAAAAGACGACGAGGTGTATCAAGAACAATTACATGTAGTATCTTTTGTACAGAATCCAAAGAAAAAGAATGAGTATCTTGATTTCACTTTATATAAAGGCAGAGTAAAGAAGAATCCTCAAATGATAACTCACCTTATAGAAGAAGACGGAAGAACTCTATCTATTGGTGCAGTTGAACATCTATTCCAATCACAATGGATGGTGAATCATAATGCCCTATCTATAAAGAATCAACTAGACCTAGCTTCAAAGTTAATATTCCAAACATCAGACGGTACTTTCTTGAATCAAAATGCCCTCTCTGCTATTGAGAATGGAGATATCTTAATCCACGCAGTAAACCAACCATTAACACAGTTACAGAATAACTCTCATGACATTACATCATTACAGAATTTCCAAGGACAATGGAAATCACTTGGTAATGAAATAGTAGGTATATCTGAATCTATGCTTGGAATATCTCCAAAGTCTGGTACTCCATGGAGACAAACAGAAAGTCTATTACAAGAATCATATTCACTATTTGAATTGATGACAGAGAATAAGGGAATGTATATTGAGAATATGTTTAGAGAATATATTATTCCATTTATTAAGAAAGGATTAGATAATAAAGACGAAATTTCTGCTGAACTAGAGTCTTACGATATAGATAAAATAGATTCAAAGTATCTAAAGAATGTAAGTATAATGAAGTCTAATGGAAATATACTAGATAGTATTCTGAACAAAGGTAAGATGGTTTCTCCTACTGAGCAGGACGCTATGATACAAGATATCCAGAGTACAGAGAAATCTTCACTAAACGAACTTGGCAATCAAAGATTCTTTAAACCTAGTGAAATAAAAAAACAAACATGGAAGGAACAATTTAAGGATTTGGAATGGAATCTTGAAGTTGATGTAACAGGTGAATCTAAAGACTATCAAGCAATACTTGCTACACTAAATACAGCTCTACAAGTTATGATGAATCCAGCATATGAAAACAACCCAGAAGCTAAAATGGTTGTATCAGAGATATTAAGAAACTCTGGTTATTTATCTCCAATTCAACTACAACAAGTCAAACCAAGTCCAATTCAACCTCAACAAGTACCAACTCAAACAACACCAACACCAACGACGCCAATGCCACAATAGTGGGCGGTCTATCATATGGCGTATTAAATTATCAATTATAATTAAAATAAAACTATGGCGGATATAAAAGCAAGTCAACCAACGATTAACGAAGCAGAATCTTTATTATTAAAACAATACTTTCAAGGTAATGAATTTATCTTAAAGAAGATTAGGTCACTATTGTTTGGTTTTGAAATAGACAGTAAAAGTAAGAAGACTATTAAGGAGATGTTCAAGAATGAGGACTTAAAGAAGTCTTTTAGAAAAAAGATTTTCCCTATTTTTGAATGTAATGAAGATATAGCAATAGGTCAAGTTGTAGATTTTTGGGGAGGAACAGAATCAAATGTTTTTGGAGGCAGTAGAGATGTTATTTATCAGACAATTACATCAAAGGAAAAGTTATACTCTATGCTTACACAGGCAATTGAATTACTATCAAATCCAGACGCAGAACCTGTAAACCTAGATATTGTAAAGAATCTTGAAACAGACCCTCTACAATGTAATTTACTAGCTAGAAATCTATATATTAGAACTATTGAGACAGGTCTTTCATTCATTAAGACAATATCTGAAATGAAGACAGAAGACTTGAAAGCAATAAAAGAAAGAAATTCTAAAGATTCTGCAAAATAACTTGACAAAATAGTTGCATGTATTTTTAGAAGTGTTATTATTATATTAAGAGCAATGCTCAAATTTTAAATCCAATGGATATTAAAACAGTTAGTGCGGAAGAAATAGCGAGCGAACAGCAAGCTACTAAAGAGTTAAAAGAGGATGAAGTTCGTGCAAAGATTATTGAAGAATTTGGTTTCGATGAAGAAACAGATTCAGAAAGAATTGAAAAACTTACAAAGAAGGAGATTGAAAACAATAAAAAGTTATCATCTGCTATCGGAGCTAAGATTAAACATAGAACAGAAGCTCAAAAACTCGCAGAAGAATTGAAGAAAGGAAATGTTGTTGTAGAGAATAAGGAAACTAAATCTAATGACAAAAATCAACTTTCATCAATTGATACTATAGCTATCATGCGTGCCAACGTGCATACTGATGACATAGATGAGGTTGTAGAATATGCCAAATTTAAAGGAGTATCTATATCAGAAGCGTTAAAGAGTCCTGTAGTCAGAGGACTTCTATCTGAAAAAGAAGAATTTAGAAAGAGTGAGGAAGTAGCTAATACATCATCTTCAAGGAGAGTTGTAAATAAAGTTACACCAGACGCTCTACTAAAGAATCTAAGTAAGGGTGAAGTTCCAGAAGCAGGCTCTAAGGACGCAGAAGAGATATTCTGGGCTAGAAGAGGAGGAAGAAAGAGTTAGAATCGGCGGTGATATCGGCGGATTATAATTTAATTTAATCCAAATATCACTTTATGGGAACAATGTCCACTTATGGAAATCGAGATAAGTATTTCCAATCACAATACGCAATCGTTTTAAGAAATGCTCTAGTAGCAGAAAAAATTTGTAAGGTAGATAATTCTGATTTGAAGAGAATCCAGAACCCTTACGGAGGTCAACCAACAGCAACTATTCAAGCAGTAGCTGGTACTTATTCAGTATCTGCATGGACAGTTACAGATGACGCTCTGACAGTTACAGATGAAGTCATCTACGCAGAACACGTATTAGCACATGAAGAATTCTTCTCTGTGTTTGATATCGCTGCTTCAAGAATTGACAACATGATGTATGCAGTAGCATTTGGTATCGATAAGTTCGTTCTAAACAATCTTTGTGAAGACGCAACAGGTACTTACACTACTCCAGTAGGAGGTTTCACAACAGCTTCAAACATTAACACTATCATGGCTAACCTTCAATCAAAGGTAGCAGGATATCAGAATGTTAATAGTACAAATGGAACATTCATCGTTATTGAAAACACTGATTTGGTAGGATTCGCAATTGCAGGTGCAACAAACGGATTCTCTGTATCAGACCTAGTTATCAAGAATGGTTACATGGCTTCATGGATGGGTACAGATATTTATGTAGTACGTTCAGGAACATTCGTAGACGCAACACTTGGAACAACATCAGTTACAAATTCAGGACACCGAGTATTCGGAGTTACTGGCTCTGCAACTTATGCTTCGCCAAGAGGTCTACAATATGAAGAAAAGGGTGTAACAGGAAAGACAGGAAAGGAAATCGTAGTTTATGGTCTAGTCGGCTTTAAACTATGGGCACAAAATGCTGGATTGGTAATTGATATCACACTAGCCTAGTGCTTAAAAACCCCTGTGGGGGTTAGGGGAGTTGCTCACCGCCGACGACTCTCTTAATACCCACAGGGAGATAATAAATAAAACAAACAATGAGTACAAAAACAAAAGAAATTAAATCAGAAGTAGTAAATGATGAGATTACAGTTTCAGACCCGATGGTTTTGAGACCAAAAGAATTACCTCTAGTTGTAACTCTTCCAGAGAATGCAAGTGGAGCACAAAAAGAATACGCAAAAGTATTAAATTCTTATGCTTATCAGAATCCGGAGAAGTGGGCTGAAAAGAAAGATGTTCTTATTGCAAGATTGAAGTCATATAAAAATCTAAATACACTAGAAAATCAATCATTAGGAGGTAAATTGATAATTGGTGGACAAGATAATTTGACTAAATAAGTATTACAAATCATAAAATTATTAAAATGAGTACAAAAACAAAAAATATTGCAATTGGAATACAAGGAAGTGTTGGTGTGCCAGCTGGTGCAGGAACATTCAGTGTTCTAGGAAAGTGTCAGGGCGTAGCTTCTGAAAACTAACCAACAAACCCCATTGTGGGGTTGTTCGGATAAATAATCGGGTCGATGTTATTGAAAAGTAACAATTGTTTATCCAAATAACTCCATAAAAATGTCACTGCAAATAAATAATACAACAACAAAGAGAGGTCTAGTACAACTATATGAAAAAGAGTTGGGTTTGGATTACGGTACTATTTCTAATGATTCAGAAAAACTTGCAGAATTTATAGCAAGAGTTTGTCTAGCACTAGATAACTACCTTCTTATCTGGGCTAAAAATGCTGGTACATGGGAAGCTGATGACATAAATCATACAGACTATCAAATCATAACTACATCTATAGTTTCAGGTAGACGTGACTACCCTTTTATTACAGATGAAAACTCAAATAGAGTTGTAGATGTTTCAAAGGTTTTAATTTTACCTTCTTCTACTGCTACTAAATATATTGAGATAAACCCTGTAGATGAACTTATAACAAAAGATAGTAATATCTTACTTGATACGAGGACTGGTAGACCAACTCAATACGGTAAAATGGCTAATGCTGTATTTTTGGATTTAATTCCAAATTATTCTGCAACTAATGGTTTAAAAATAGTAGTTAATCGTGAAGGCTCATATCCTACAACTTCTGATACTACTAAGGTGATTGGAGTACCTGTATATCATGAATATTTCTATCTAAAGCCAGCATATGAGTATGCAACTATATATGGAACTAGAAATCTTGCTGAACTTGAGAAAAAGGTTATAGACCTTGAAGGCAGTGAGAGATTAAGAGTTACTGGAAAGATTGCTGATTTCTTTGGTTATAGACAAAGAGACGTTAAGCCAAATATGAAGGCAAACGTAGAAAATACACATTAACAATTAACAAATAATAAAATGGCAAGCGTAATATATAACAGTTATAAATTAAATTTAATAGATACATCTACAAAGATAAACTTTTCTTCTGATACAATTAAGGTAGCTTTGGTTACATCAACATATTCACCATCGATTGATAGCCATGACTTCTTTAATGATATTACAAATGAGGTATCGGGTACTGGTTATACTGCTGGAGGTGCTACCCTAGCTAGTAAGACAGTTACACAAGACAATACAAATGATAAAGCAGTGTTTGACGCGGCTGATGTCACATGGACTACATCTTCTATAACTGCAAGAGGTGCAATTCTGTATAAATCTACTGGCGTAGCTTCTACTTCACCTCTTATTGGTTATATAGACTTTGGGGCTGATAAAACATCAGACGGTGGAACATTCCAGATAACATTCAACACAGAAGGTATATTAAATATAAATTAAAATGGCAGTATCAGTACAATCAGTATCATCAGTAGCTAGAGCAAGTTTTACTACTACAATAACAGTAACTAAACCAACAGGTCTATCTGCTGGTGATTTGATGGTTGTACATTTGTCACGTTCTGATAACGACCAGAACTCAAGAACATGGAGTTTAGCTGGTTGGACAACAGCTACAGACACACAAGGTAATGATACTGGTATAAGTAGTTCAGGAATTGCAGCACTTTATAAGATTGCTGATTCAAGTGATGTTGCGGCTGCTAACTTCACATTTACTATTAGTTCTGCGGCAGACCTTATTGCAGGTGTTATTTATAGAATTAGTGGACATAGTATTTCTGCACCAATAAATGCTTCATCTGGCTTTTCTGGTGCTTTTGTAAATAATGATGAAACACCTTCACTAGCAAATACTATTACACCGACTTTTGCAGACTGTTTACTTTTAATGTTTGTTCATCACTATGCAGGTAGTTCTACTACAAAAGTCACAAGTGGTTATGCTATCGCTACAGATAATCCTTCGTGGACAGAAGCCTACGATAATCATAACTCTACAACATTAACTATTGCAGGTGCTTATGCTAATAGACCACAGACTACAGCGACTGGTAATACATCTTTTGTTTCAGACGGTGACGCAACAACAGACTGTGCCTCACTAATTATTGCTATTAAGCCACTACAAGATGTAAATATTACTGCTGATGTGCTAACAGTTACTGTAAGTTTGCCAGCCCCAACAGTTCAAACAGGTGTAAATGTATCTGTAGGTGTATTAAATGTGACAATAGGTATAAATGCTCCAGTTGTACAAACTCTTAGAGAATATACTAATCCAGATAAGAATACTTCTACTTGGTTAAATCAAGATAAATAATATGAATGAGACACAAGCATTAAAACTAGAAATAGAGGATTTGAAAAGAACTGTAAGAGAATTACAGACCTTTAATCGTAGTTTAATGTCTTCTAGTTCAATTCCACTATCAATAGACCAAGCATTTAAAGCTAGATTTAGCTTTTCATTAAAGAATTCATCTAAGGCAGCTTCAACTGAGACACAGGCAGTTAGTGAAGGAGGTTCTGGTACTTATAACGTAGCAAAACCTGTAGATGGATTTGTAGAATACGTTTCAGGTACTAGCTTATTTTATATCCCATATTATCTATGATTAAACTACCTATACAACAACAATGGAGACAAAGCAATGAAGGCGATATCTTCGCTTCTATATGGTCATCATATAATCTTGATTTAACTGCAAAGAAAGGTGAGTTGAGAATATCTCCAAGAATGATGGTTAATGTTAAGTCTAGTGACGCAGCTAATCTTGGTGTACCAAGTGCATTTAAATATTTTAAGACTACTTTAAAAAAGTTTTGGGCTATTGCTGGAGATAGACTATTTTCTGCAAATGGTGCTCAAAATTCCGCTTTTAGTGAGGATTCGTCTGGAGGTCCAACTAACCTATCCTCAAACTATTCAGACTTAGAAATTGCTTTTGGTTATCTATACATTTCTTCTACAACTAGAAACCTTTACACACTTGGTACAGCAGGAACTTTCACAACTCTAGCTAATAAGGTAACAAACACATCAGGTTTACATGATTTGGAGTATTTTAGAGCTCAAAATAGACTTTACTTTGTTGATGATGATAGCAAAGGTATAGGGTCAATTGATAGTGCAAATACTACTGCTACATTGGGTAATCAATACACACTTCAACTCATTCAAGACGCTAATGTATCAGTAATAACATGGATTAAATCAACTTCTAGTCGTATTTGGATTGGAACTATAAACTATTCTGGTACAGATGGACGTATATATTCATGGGACGGTAGTCAAACATCAGTTAATGAAACTTATAAACTAGATTCTGCTGGCACACTAGCCTGTGTAATTAAAGATGACGTACCTTACGTTATAGATACTAAAGGTAGACTACTAAGATTTAATGGAGGTACATTTGGAGGTGATAATGGAGAGCCATATCTTGATAGATTCCCCATTGAAGAAGAATCATTTGGTTCTTACTTTGGTGGTGCTACAAATAGACCTGTTCACTATAATGGAATGACCTTAAGCGACAAAGGAGATATTGAAATATTAGTTAATTCTGCTCCATGGACTACTGGTTATCCAGCTTCTAAATCAATTGAGAACTTCCCTTCTGGAGTTTGGGAATACACACCAAAAACAGGTCTGTATCATAAAAAAGGTGTAGGGTATCTTACAGATACAGAATCACCTTCTGATTATGGTCAACAAAAATTAAGTGAAGTTGGTGCTATTTCATATATAAATGTGCCAGACAACGCATTAACAGCAGGAAGTACAAATGGTACTTATATTCTTGGTGCAAAGTATTATACAGACGCTACATCTACATTAAATGCTATATTCTATAACGATTCAAATGACGTATGGCAAAAAGCTGGATATTTTGTAACTCCAAAGATATACGCAACTAATATACAAGACACTTTTAACGACTTATACGCTAGATTCTCTAAACTAAACACAAGTGGAGATAAAATAGTATTTAAATATAGAACTGATGAAATTGATTCTGTGGAAGGGACTATAACTTGGTTAAGTGATACAGTGTTTAATTGTCCAGAAGATTTGTCAGACTTTGCTATAGGAGATGAAGTAGAGATACTTCAAGGAACTTGGTCTGGAAAGATATCAACAATTGCTAACATTGATGGTGGATATACTGTACAAACAGCTGATACATTTACTGGAGCTTCTGGAACTACAGGCAAGGCACGATTCCAAAAATGGAAGACTATAGGAACTGTAACTTCATATACAGAAAAGTATAAAAGAAGCCCAATAAACGATATTGATACATGGGTACAGTTTAAGGTTTATATAGTTAAGACTGGCAGATTTGATTTCCACGATATGCTCTTGACAAATAAATCGAATATTTTAATAAATTAGTATATAATATAACAAAATGCAACCTAATACAGTAAATAACAATACAAATACACTACTTACAGTTACTCCACAGGAACAGGCTAATATAGACGCCTTTAATCAAGGTTTAAAATCTCAAGGAGTTAATAGTGAGTTTGTCGCTGGTAAGGGAGTTATAAATTCTGATGTACTAAAGAACACACAACCAAAGTTAAAACTACCAGAGCCAACAGCAAGCACAGTTGCTACTGGCATTATTGGGGCGACAGAGGCTAATCTGCAACAAGCTAAAGATAGTGTAGCTAAACAACAAGAGTTAGACCTTATAAATGCAAAGAATCAGGCTTCACAAGCTAAGGCTGATTATGGTTCAGTTGTAGACCAAATAATGGGAGTTCAAAATAGTAGGTCAACTCTTGAAACAAATGCAAATATACCAAAATTAAGTCAAGAAGCTACTGATATAACTAATCAAATAGAAACCACACAGAGAGCTTATCAAAATGAACTAAAAGCGTTAGATTCTGCTGGTCTTACAGACGCAGGTAGAGCTTCTGCAAGTAGAGACATATCAAGAAAATATGCAAGCCAACTAGCTGATTTGTCTATTATCCAAGATGTTAAAAATAGAAATTTAACAACCGCACAAACCAATATAGATAGAAAAATACAGCTTCAACTAGAGCCTCTTAAATTAAAAGCTGATTATTTAAAAACTATATATGAAGATAACAAAGATAATTTAACTAAATCAGAAGACAGAGCTTTCCAAACAAAGATAAAAGAAGAAGATAGAAACTATAAGAAAGAGGAAGATAGAATAAAGACTTTGGAAGATACAAAACTAAAGTATATGGATATTGCTTCATCTATAGGTAAAGGAACTGGAGTATTGAGTGAAATGCAAAAAGCTACAACTCCAGAGGAAGTAGTTGCTATTGCAGCCAGAAATGGAGTAGTAAGTATTGATGACCAATTAAAAGCAGTTCAAATACAAGAAAAAAAGGCTGATATTGAAAAAACTAGAGCAGAGGCAACCTTACTTACAGGAAATTCTGGTGTAAAAGCAGATAATTTAACTGCCTATTCACAGCAATTTTCTGATACTGGCAAACTTCCTTCTCCATCTGAATTAAAACAAGCAGGGTTAAGTGTTGGTCAAGTGACCATGTTAGCAAAACAAATGAAGAAGCCAGACGGTGCATTAGTTTCAACAAATACTGGTGTTAAATCTTCTGCATTAAGTCCAGCACAAGAAGACGGTATTATTGCTATGTCTGAAATAGTTAGACAAACTTTACCTTCTTTACAAGAGAAATTCCCAAAGCTATATACTGGTTTAATTGGAGGCTTAGCTGGTCAAGTATTTACAACACAAGATAGGCAAGATTATTTAACATTTAGACAGGAGTTTTTAAATAAACTTTTAAAAGCACGTTCTGGAGCAACGGTTACGCCACAAGAATATGATAGATATTCAAACTTGTTACCAGGTGAATTTAATCAATCATTATTTTTTGGTTCAGATGGTTCTAAAAAACTAAATTCTTTAGCCACATCAATGAAACAAACATTAGACAACTCTCTGCAATCTAATCAACTGTCTATTTATGGCTATTCTATAGTCAATGTTGGTGGAGTACCAAGAAAAGTTGGTGAACTATTAGATATGAATGGCACAAAATTAAGAGTATTACCAGACGGTACTTTAACTGATAATATATAAACATATGGCTATCTATACTTTTGAACAAGCAGTTAAAAAAACAGGAGCTACACCAGATAAGATAAATTCTTTGTCTAATCCAGTTGATACAACAGAAGCAGGTACATCTAATCTTTTTACAGAAACTATTAAAGGATTACCAAAAGCGGCGACACAGATTCTAGTAGACCCTGCTGTTAAATTTGGAGTGTCTGCCCTTGCCTCGCCTATTGATATGGGTAGAGGTGTTTTAGGTAAAGCCCCATTATCAGGAGAATTCCCTTTACCTTCTGGAGATATGTCAAAGACTATACAATCAGAGTTTACTGATAAGGCTAAACAAGTTACAGAAGGTAGTCTGTCTCCACTCGAAGCTACAGCAAGCACAGTTCTTGATACCGTAACGGGTGCAGGAGATGTACTTGGAGCAGAACAGTTAGTAAAAGGTGGTGTACAATTTGCAAAAACTGGAGTAAATCTAGCTAAAGAATCTCTAAGTAATAAAGGATTAAAAATAGCAGAAAAGTTTATCCCAAAAAGTGAAGAAATAATGAATAGAGTTGCTAGACTAAATCCTAGTGACGCTAGAAGGTTTACAGAGCTATCAGACGGTAAGACAGTTGGTCAATATCTAACTGAAACAGGAAACTTTAATAGACCAGATAAAATAGTTACCAATGAAGCAGAAAAGTTCATATCTTCTATAAAATCAGTTGATGAATCATTTGCTAAACTGCCTGGAAGATTTGAAGATGGCTCTATAAAAGATGCTTTGAATAATCTAGTTAGTAGAGCTGAATCTGTATCGAGTGATAATGTAAAAGCTCCATATCTTGATAGAGCGAAAGAGTTATTAACTAAATATAATTCTGGCGGTCTTGATATGTCTGAAATCAATGAAGTTAAGAGGCTTTTTGAAAAGAATGTAAAACTTGGTTATAGCAAACTGATTAACCCAGACGCTGTTCAAAAGGCTACATATATTGATGATACATTAAGAAATTGGCAAGCTAAAAAAGCTGAATCTCTAGGTTTTAAAAACATAAGTGAATTAAATAAACAAACACAACTATCTAAATTTATAATAGACAATCTTGGAGATAAGATAATAGATAAAAGCCTGTTAAATGGTGTTAGTCTATCAGATTGGATAATGCTATCTAGTGGAGATGTTACAGGTGTTTCTGGATTCTTGACTAAGAAATTCTTTTCAGACCCTGGAATACAGGCACGTATTGCAAAATTATTAAATAGTAAAGAAATAAAAGGTTTGATTACTCCAGAAATGGGAGTTAGTGAAGTGTTAGGATTACCAGCTCCAGCCGAAGGGGCTATAAAAAGTAGTGTAAACTTACCTATAAATCAACCTTCTAGGAAAGTTATCGATAGTGGTACAGAAATAGTACCTAAGCCTTCCATGAGCAAATAGCTACTAAAATCAAAAAAACTATTAACATAATTTAATTATATCATATGAATGAAGAACTAACAAAACAATTACAAAGTTTCTTGAATCAAGGCAAAGTAGCTACTTATGCTGATTTGAAAGAACAAATGGACTTCTTTATGAAACTAACTAAAGAAGTTAGAGTTCGTTTGGAAGAAAAACTAAAAGATACTACAGATAAACAAGATAGTAAGATATCTGATTTAGTTAAATTTTTAGATGATTCAATCGAAAATATACAAAAGTTATTAGATTCAAATAATAACAAGTCTAAATCTAAGTTGGAATCTAATTATAAAGAATTAAAACTTGAAATAAGTAGAGTAGAGAGACTTATACCAAAGATACCAAATATACCAGATGTTAATATATTAGAAGGTAAATTAGTAAGTAGAATTAACTCTATAAAATCTCTAACATCAGAAGATTTTAAAAAGATTATATTAAATAATGGTATTACTGTTAGAGACAGTCTTGAAAGATTAAAAGGCGAAGAAAGACTAGATAAATCTGCTATCAGAGGAATTGAAGGTATTGAAGAAGACATAAAAAAGATAAAGGCTCAACCAGCTTTTAGAGTTATAAACGCAGGTGCAAGTTCAAGTAGTAGTTCAAGTTCTAGTGACGCCACTGGTGCGGCAACTCCAATTGCACCGACAAGTGGAGCAATAAATGGTTCTAATACAGATTTTGTTTTCGCAACAGAAGTAAAAGTTATAGTCGCTAATGGTGTAGCTATAAGACAGAATTACGGTTTTACATGGAATTCTGGGACAAGTACAGCAACACTAGACACTGCTCCAGCTACAGGAACAGATGTATTTGGATATTCTCCAGTTACGGCAACAGGAAGAGACCCTGGGGTATTAACAGTAGCTACAGGAACTTCAATCACCCCAAGTACAGCCCTATACAGAATAGTCCATCAAACAAATACTCAATCGGCTGGTACTTTAACTATCAATGCTGATAGTGACACGCCTGTAGATGGTAGAGGATTTACTTTAAGAATAGACTCAACAAACATTCAGACATTTTCTTGGAATGCTCAGTATGTTGGAGGCACTGTTCCATTACCCACTGCAACATCAGGTTCAGGAAAGGTAGACTATTATTCATTCATCTACTATGCAACTGATAGCAAATATCACTTTATTGGTAGTGCATTAAATCTAGGATAAAATGATTTACAATTGTGAAAAATGTAATAAAATTTACAAAAGAAACCCATCGAGAAAAGGAAGGTTTTGTAGTAATTTATGTTGTTCAGAGGTTAAAAAAAAGATGATTCCGTGGAATAAGGGAAAATCTAATATATATATGTGTGAACTATGTAATAAGAGCTATTCCAGAGTTCCTGCAGCCAAAGGAAAATTTTGTAGTTCTATCTGTTTTGGAATATCAAAAGGTTTTCAAAAAGGTAGAATAAGTTGGAATAAAAATATAAAGGGTTATATGGCAAAAGAAAAACATTGGAATTGGAAAAATAACAGAAATGAAGTTAAAACTGATACAAAAGTCAGGCAAAATGACCCTCTATATAAACAATGGCGTATGGCTGTTAGAAATAGAGATAGATGGATTTGTCGAATCGCAGACGTTAACTGTGATGGGAGATTAGAAACACATCATATCCTCCCATGGAAAAATTTTCCAGAATTAAGATATGAGGTTAATAATGGCATAACATTATGCCATGCTCATCATCCTAGAAAGAGAGATGATGAAGCAAAATTGTCATCATATTTTCAAAAATTGGTGGCTGAAATGAACTAAAATCGCTTTTACTCAATTCTACGTACAATCAACAGGAAGTAACTTAAATGCAGGGAGCACTAAAACAGATTCTGCAACTTTTACTTATGCTTCTGGTAACTGGGTTGCGGCAACTGGAGTTTTCACTGTAGCAAGTGGTAATCCTTCATCGGACGGTGTTGCAGTTGGAGATTTTGCCTCTGTATATGCAAATGGTTCTACAGTAACAGGTTTTGTCGGTAGAGTTACAGCACGAGATACTACTACAATTACAGTTTCTTTGACTGCTAAATCAGGAACAGCTCCAGTAGACGGCACAGGAAACAGGACATTAAAGATTGGAGGTGCTTGGAAGGGTTGTAATGGTACAGAGGCTTTCCCACTTGATTTTGCAGCTGGAACTATGACAAATACTACTGGAAACCCACCACACGTAGCATGGAAAGCTGGTACATATTCTATTACTGGTGCATTAACTCATTCCCTAGATACTGGTGCTATATGGCATGAAGGTTACACTACAACTATTGGTGACGGTGGATATGCAATCATTGATGGTGGTACAAGTGGAGCTAGTTATAAACTTCTAAACGTAACTGGTAAAAATACTAACTTTGTATATTTTAAATTTCAAAATAATGGAGCAACTGGAAGTGTTGATGGTGTGGGAGTAACTGGAAATGAAAACATGTTTTACCGATGTGTATTTAAGAATATAAGAGGTATGGGATTGGCAGCAAATGCCGTCTGCAACGCAACAGAATGTGAGTTTACAGTGTGTAATCAATCTAATACTTCTACAAAAGGAGGAGTTCAACTATTGAGTTCAGGTTCAGTTTGTTTACGAAATATCTCACATCACAATACTGGAAGTAACGGTACAGGGTTCTTCCTAGACCAATCAATGCTAGTTCAAGGTTGTATAGCTTGGGCGAATGGTAATGATGGTTTCTCTAGTGTTGGAGATGTTAATCAAACTTATGTTGGTTGTGACACATATGATAATGGTAGACATGGATTTAATATGCAGACTACAGCTTCAATGTGTGCAAACTTCTATAACTGTAATGCTGTAAAGAATGTTAGTGGTGGTTGGAACTTTGGAACAAATGCAAAGAATGGTTATATTAAGAATTGCGGATTTGGTTCAGGAACTCAAGCCAACGGGACTGATATAATTGAATCAGTGCCAGGAATAAGAGTAGAGGGTAAAGTAACTTACACAGCTGATACAACCCCTTGGAACTCTCCAAGTACAGGTGATTTTAGAATCACATCTTCTCAAGCTAAAGGAACTGGAACAGGATATTATACACAGCAGGAAGGTGGTTATACAGGAACAGTTGCTTATCCAGATATAGGAGCAGTACAGCACCAAGATTCTGGTAGTAGTAGTGGAGCAGGTTTAATGGCAGTTTTTTAAAACAAATATGAAAAATATATACAAAATAATAATAGCTTTAATAATTTTAGTACCGACAGTTGCTTTTGGTGCTATATTACCAACAACTGTTAATCAAGGTAATGGTTTTATCAATCCATTGCGTATTGGTGATAGAATTGAGGCAGCATATTTTATCGCTTCTTCTTCTGTGACTAAATCTACATTCCCTTATGCTTCATCTACTGTAATAAGTGCTACTGGTATATGTATATCAACTGATTGTAGGACTGTCTGGCCTACAGGAGGAGGTGGCTCAGGAGGTGGTACATGGTCTACTACAACATCAACAGTTGCAGGACGTTTAATAAACTATCCAAATAATACGACTGACATTCCAACTATAGGAGCTACTGCAACATCAACTGCAGATTACTGGTTCGACCCAAATACGAACATAGCTTACCTCGGAGGAAATGTTGGAGTAGGTACTACCTCACCACGTTTTCCACTTCAAATTGCTGCAACTACAACTCCACAATTAGTTCTTACATCAAACGGTATTACTGAAACTGACTGGGCATTTAGAAATGCTGGAGGTAATATGTATATTCAAGGAAGTAACCCTGTAACATTTGCAACAACTTCTAGTCCAACTTTGTCTTTATCATCAACATTAAACCAAGTAGCAGTTGGAACATCTACATTTGCAGCTGGAGTTCAGCTAACTATTGGTGCTGGTGCTAATCCAGTGGTAGCTATGTTTGACTCGATTAGTGCTACAGGAATGTATACAATATACAGAAACTCAAATATAGACTTTGGTTATATAGGTTCTGCTGGTGTTCTATTTTCTGGAAGTGGTGGAGTAAAGACAGACCTTGCTATAAGAGCTTCTCAAAACTTAACTTTTGGTTCTGGTTCAGGTGAAGATATGAGAATATCAACAACTGGTTTTGTTGGTATCGCCACTTCTTCCCCATATGCACCTCTATCAGTAGTGGGTTTTGGTGGTATAGTAACTCCAAATATTACTGCTACGTCTACAACAGCAACATCAACATTTGCTGGAGGAGTAGATTTGAGAAACGCTACTGTACAACAAAAAGGAGATTTCATTATTCCTTTTGCAACATCAACTGCAACTACAACAAAACAATTTTACAACGTAACAACTCTTGAGACATGGACTTCGGCAGCGTGTAAAACAGCTTCAGGAACTGCTAATATTGTATTTAGTGATGGTACAAACTCAACAAATATGATTCCAGCTTCTTCAACTTATGCTACATATAACTTTACGCAAAACAATAGATTTGTCCCAGGCATGACCGTACAATATTCTGTAGGTACACCAGTGTCTTTAACGGACGTATTTTGTACAGTAAACTATATATCAAATATTTAATATGAAAGAAACACTAGCTACAATTGGAATAACAGCAGTCCTTGCAACAAGTGGAGTTATCGTTGCCGATAGTGATATAAACCCTTATGTAGACAAAGGTGATTATTATGAAGTTGGGATAGACAATAACGTTGTAAACATCGATAAAGATACTAATGAAGTTGAATTAACTCGTTGGAATGGTAAAGAAAGTATATCAATCCAACCAGTAGGAGATTACCTACCGTCTGATAGAGACCTTTTATCTAAGATAAGAGAGGCTGAATCAGTGGACGGCAAGTCTACGTTCATTATAGAGCCTTCTAATGGGTCTATAAACCTTGATACTATACTAAAAGAGAAACCAGAAATTAACGGAAAAGAATATCAACAATTTCACTACACAATAGCAGGGTGTGAAGATTATAATTTCATGTATCAACTACCACTTACTGATGAAGAGATAAAGACAGGTGATGTTAGACCAGATGATATTGTTGGCTCGTATGCTGTATATCACAAAACATTAAAGGATAATGAGTTTATGACTGGTAAGGCTTTCCATATTAAACGACCAAAGATATCAGATAATTCTGGTGATTGGGTATGGGGTGAATTAGGTTTTGAGCCAAAGACATGTACATTAACAGTCTATGTACCGTATACTTTCTTGGATAGTGCAATTTATCCTGTAAGAGTAGACCCTACGCTCGGTTATACAAGTATGGGAGCAAGTAATAGTACAGTTACACTAAATACAGTGGCAACTACTTATGCAACATCTACTGAAAACGGAACAGTGACTTCTATATCTCTAGGAATTGATGGCAATGCAGTAGGTACTGTTAATGCCAAAGGTGTGATATACGATAATACATTAAATAATAATGCATTGATAACTAATGGTGTTAGTAATTCTACTTTACTACCGGCAACAGCTAGTGGTTCATTTACTACTACAACCTTTTCAACTAGCCCAAGTATTACAACTGGTACAGGTTATTCTATAGGTTTCGTTGGTGACGCTACAGTTAGATACTATTATGATTCCCCTGGTGGAACTCAAGGCTGGGCAGACCCTACAAATAGTTATACATCACCTCAAGTAACTGGTGCGACAAATTTTGCTACTAGAAAAATATCTCAATACATAACATATACAGTAGCTAGTGGAGGTGTAACTGGGGCTAATTCAGTAGGAAATACTAGACATAGAAAGATATTTTTACTAAATTAACATGTCTGATATAGCAACATTAGAAAAGAGACTAGACTCTCACATAGAAATCTTTGAAAAGAAGTTTCAAAAACATGAGGAACTTCGCTTAATTGATGGAGACCATATGTCTCATATAAGAGCCGATTTAACAGAGGTTAAAAATATTCTTATAAAGAATGCAGAGGAAACAAAAAAATACAGAAAAGTAGTAGACGCACATATGGCTAGAGTAGAGCCAGTTATCAAAGCTTATGAAGAGGAAGTAAATGCAAAAAAATATCTGAATGATAAAGGTCAATATATTGTAAAGTTGGGGGGAATTATAGGTTCGATTATTGTTATAGGAAGTGCTATACTATGGTCATTGAAAAAAGTCTTATGAGAAAGAGAAAGACAACAAAGGAAGAGATTAAGTACGGTTTAAGGTTCGATGAGCCTTCTCCAGAGCATTGGGTATTTGGCTCATCTGAAATACCTTATGAGGCATTACAATCAGACGGTGATTGGTCTAATTATCTAGTAGTAAAAGAAAGACAGGATTTAAATAATATTGAGCCATATGCGTGTGTTGTATTTACAACTTTAAACTGTATAGAAATCTTAATTAAAAGGAAGTATGGAATTGAAAGAAACTATAGTGATAGATTCCTCGCTACTGTAGTTAATACACGTGGTAAAGGTTGTACACCCCAAGAATGTTGCGAATTTCTAAGAAAGATTGGTGTAGTACCACAAGATGTTTATCCATTTGATGAGACTATCGATACAGAAGATAAGTTTTTTGCACAGATTCCTACTGCCCTATTTGAATTGGCAAAAAAATTTAACGATGAGTGGGATTTTAAACATGAATTTGTTACCCCAGACAGTGAATCGATAACTACAGCATTAAAGTCATCTCCACTTCTAATGTCATTCTATGCTTGGAGACTAGGTATAAATGGTTTGTATTTTAGACCAGAAGGTGCTACAGACAATCACGCTACTACCTTAATCTATCAAAGAGAAAACGAGTTTAGACGTATATTTGATAGTTATGACACCCCTTTCATTAAAGACCTTGAATGGAAAGACTTACCTACAATAGTTAAGAGGTTTTGGATTAAAAAAAAAGTTAGTGTAGTCGAAAAGAAAGATAACATAATAACAAAATTATGGAACTGGTTTTTAAAAGAAAAGTTAATATTCAGAGATTTTAAAATATTCTGGATTCAAAAAACAAAATGAAAGAATTTATAAAAGAACTATATAAAAATTTATACAAAGAGGATTTAGTAAAGACTGTTTATGTACAACCACCTGTAATTGAAAAAACTAATAGAGAGAAGTTATTAGATTTTGCTTTAACCTTTTATGGAACAGACCCTACTCCATCAGATTTACAACCAGATGATTATGCATGTGTGGAAACTTTAACAACTATTTTAAGGAAATATTTAAAAGATTTTCCAATAATGACTTATACACCGTTATTTCTAAAACAGTTACAGTCAGATATACGGTTTAAAGCCTCTAATGAGTTTAAGGAAGGAAATATAATCATAAGTGTGACAAAGACAGGTAATGGAACTGTAGTGGGTCATACTGGCATTATAGGGCGTAATGGGAAGATATTAAGTAATGCTTCTTCTTCTGGTTTATGGACTGATAAATATGACAATATAAGTTGGATTGAAAGATACAGTAGACAAGGCGGTCTTGCCCTATACATTTTTGAGCTATTATGATGTATAATATAGACGTTAATAACAATAATAAATTATTTATGTCAGACGAAACAAAAACAAAACTAATATCAATCGCAAAGACATTTGGAACTTCTTTTGTTGTTGCAAGTGCTTTGATTATATTAGACGCTGAAACAGTTAGTTGGACAGTTGCTTTCTGGAGTTCTGTAGCAGTTGCAGGATTGAGAGCAGGAATTACCGCAGTTATCGCACCTTATATCCCAGTTAAACTTGGTGGTAAAAAGGTTTAGTACGTTTACAATTAAATATTACACTTTCTAGGCTGGCGATGTTCTTTCCTTCTAGTTGGTACAACTTAATAAAAAGAGAAATCTTACAAGCAAAAAATTTTGATAATTCTAATGATTCAATGTTCATCTCGTCTTTAAAAGACCTGTGCTGTAAATAAGCGAGCCGTCGCCAGTCTCGCCTACAGCCTAGAGAGTGTAAACATTAAACACACTATTCGACAGTGTGTTTTTTTGTTGTATAATAGATACAGATATGAGTACTTCATTAACCTGTTCTGGTTGCCATGAGAAAGTACCTGATTACATCTTTCTCTTTTCAAAGCCTTGGTGTGGCTTCAAGTGTGCTAACAAACACGATACAAGCAAACTTCGTCCACCTCGTGCTACGAAAATCAGACCTGCATTTGCAGGTGCTACCGCTCTTCCCAAATAAAGGAGCAAAATGGTGACTCAGCACCAAACACAAAACCCCTTTCTCGCAATGAGATTGGGGTTTTTATGTCGCCCACAAGGTTCATTTATAGTATACCAAACTATCAAATACAGGCAACTGCGGAGGTAGTGATTTGCCGTTTACCCTACGAGATACCCATAGAGCTTCGTATAGTCACACTACATGCTAAGACTCTCCAGTCTCGGATTGATTTTTTGTTTATTGTGAGGGTCTCTTACCTCATGCTAGTTAATTTATGTCTACTTTTCCATCACTCCGCATGTGTCTGTATTTGATTATACAGACAGACTACTACTTATCGTTCTTAGTAATTGCCTTATTAAGCCAGAAGGAAGCCTCTTCTAACTTTGTAATAGAAAGTGATAGTCCCCTAGAACTTTCTATTTTTTGTTTTATTTCACTTGTTAATGTCTCAAACTTATCTCTAAATTCTTGCATTAAGACTTTTTGTTCCTCTGTTGGTTGTATGTATTTATATGACATATTTTTATGATTAATTTATAATTAGTTTATAGACATTACGGTCTTGGAGCAATATCAAAAGTCATAACAGCACTAGCCTCTAAAAGAATCGTCAATCTGAAAGGAATTTTAGTAACTTTTTCTAAATCTCTTACTAACTCTAGTATACCAGTGTCATCTATAGAACTGTCAAGACTTTTCAATATTCCTGAATAATATCCATAACCTCTTTCATCAACACTACTTACTAGATGACAATATTTTTCAAAAACTTCTTTTACCTTATTATTGTCTTCTTTTAATTCTTCACGAGCTTGGTATATGTAATCTGTAACAAAAGGGTTTCTAAAACTCATATATCTATTTATTTATATTGTTAATATCACTCTTATTGGTGATGAGGGAGGAATCATATCTTTTCTCAAAAACCTGTATTTGTTCTACTAGTAAATTAAGCAACTGTCCTTCTTTGCTATCTTTTTCTGGTTCGCCGTCCATCAATCGTTCTACTAATACTAACGCCACTTTATTTTCCTTTTCAGTTTTAATTATTGTTTTCATTTTTTTCTAAGAGTTCGTTCGCCACATCAAAATAGGCATCTAGCACTATTTGTGGAGAATGTTTAGCTAATAATCTTGCACCTATTACTCCAACAATCCTCTCTTCTGTTTGTTGCACAGTTTTATCTATGATGGAGTCGAGAAAGTCTTTTAGAATTAAAGGGTTTTTTTCTAACAATATATATTCAGTTATATCACCTTCCTTAACAATTTTACAAAACCTCATTTCAAACTCCTCCCTAGCCTGTTGTTTTAATTCTTGTGTTGTCATTTGGTTTTAATATTTAAAGCACCAATTAAGTATAGAGTGTCTCATTTCTTCTGCCCCCACTTTAAATTCATTATTTATGATGACAAAATTTTTAATTTTTTCTTTAATCTCCTTTTCCCTCTTTGCTACTGCTAAGTCTATTTCTAATTGGATATCACTTTCTGCTTTGCTAAGAGCTTCTAATGCTATAGATGAATGGTCAAACCCCGTTTTATCAGTTAAGTTTATTAAAATTTCTTTTATTTTTTCCATTGTTTTATTATATTACCTTACTATTAATTGCTAAACGTATTGCCTTTGTATTACATTCACCATCGGCTATATCTATTCCATCAAGGATATTCAGTATGAATTGTTTATATTCTTCTTGTGCTTCTTTCTTTGATAGGTCTTTCTCTGATTGGATGAATGATTTAATAGCTATAAAATCCGGTATTGCATTAACTCCATACCCGTTTAATTCAGCTAGTTTTTTATCATTCCATATTTCATCAAACCTTTCTTGCATTGTATTAGTCATTTTATTTTAATAATAAACATTTCTAATTTCTTCCATTTTATCTTCGTATTCACCAACTGTCATTGTTATTTTCTTTGCTCTTCTTTTCTTTTCTTTAAGTTCATAGGCTTTTAATATCTTCTCTTGTATAGCCTCTTCCTTTGGAGTAAGTTTTTTAACATTACATATTTGGGTAACAATACTAGGATTAGCAAGACTATTCTGTAAAGCTGTCGAAAACACTTTTATTATTTTATTTTTAATAGTCATTTTATTTTGTTTTTTAATTCTAACCAAAGATTTGCAACTGCAATTTCTGCTGTTGAGTACCAAGGACCGCCATATATATGGCTCCATATATCACCATAAATACCATGTTCATAAGCAAGGTATCCTGTTGGCGTATCCATTGTTAAACTAACAAATCCATCTGATATCTTCTGTGTTTCAATCAAAAGAGCAATTAATGACGGTAACATTTTATCACCATTAACCATTGTTCTTCTATGGTAATTATTCTCAATTTCCCATCTTGTAATTGATGGAAATCCTGCTTCTTTTAACTTTTTAGCTAATGCTATTTCTTTATCCATATACATAATAAATTATCGTTAATAATACTATCCAAAACATGACACTAGCGTATATGTATTTTCTTAAAGGGTGGTCGGAGGGCATGTTATTCTTCAAATATAAAGTCTGTTACTATTTGTTGTATTAACCATTGTTTTGTAACATTTAAGTCTTTAGCTAATTCGACAATTTTATTGTAGGTCTCTTCTGAAAAACGAATATTACCAATTTGCTTATTTTTATTTAACTGAATTTTACTTTTTATTCTATTTAGTTTTATTTCTTTCATATATTTGTTAAATCATTATTATCTGCTTTTTCTTTGAACTCTTGCATATCTGCTCCTTCTTGAGCCCATTTGCGTAGTATCGGCAAATCTACGCATAAATGAGTTGGTAACAAATCCTCCCTAAAGAAATGATTACCACACATCTTACACTTATAACAACTATCTTTTCCATGATGTGTACTACCTTCTTTTGTATCTTTAAACATAGTTATTTCTTAAATCTTATAATCAAATATTGTCTCTGTAATGTCTTTGTTGCCTTCTTGGTATTTCTTTATACAGGTTAAACTATAGTCATAATCACTTCGAAGAAATCCTCTAACATAAATTTCTCCCGGCTTAGACGTATACTCAGGTAAATTTTCTACATTAAAGAATGAAACTCTAAAATTTCCACCTTTATCTTGACATTCTTTCTTCTCTCCAAGAAGGTATTTAACTTCTGTTTTTGTTTCTACTTTTACTTCTGGTTTTACATTATTTAATTTAATCAATTGATATACACATATCCCTAATAGAATACATAGCACGTGGCATAAAATTTTTATTTTTTTCATATTATTTATTATATTTTATAATTTTCTCCACATTTAGGGCATCCTAATATTAATTTAGTTTTTTCATAACATGCACGACACACCATACCAAATTTATTAACAAATCCTTCCCTCTTATTATAATAGATATCACACATTGAACAAAAACCCATCATTGGGGTATTTATTTTTTCTTGGTTTATCAATTTTGTTTTGTAAGACATATTATTTCTTAAATCTTAATTGAAACTTTATTAATTTAACTATAAGCCACTTTCTTAACTTACCATGTCTCTCGCTATAAAATTGTTCATAGTATATTTTCTCTGCTTGTAAATGTCTGGCTACTTTATTTCTCATATTATTTCTTTTTATTAATAATTTCTACACCTATTGGATATCCTTCACTATCAATATCTACTATCTCCTTCAATACCTTCTCCAACTTTTCTCTATCTCCTTTCTCCTCTATTCTACCTGTTCTAGGGGGTTTATTTGCTTCTATAAGCTTTGGTAATTCACACTTCTCACATATCATTCCATGAGTACGTGTCTTAATCTTTTGTCCTTTGCACTTTTTACATTTGAATATGTTTTTCATATTTCTTTAAATAATTTATCCCACTTTTACTAATTTTTAATTTACCATCTTTGTCATAGTACAAGTTATGTCGTGCAACGTATTTATGTACTTCACTAACACATTTCTTTTTCTTACATACTATGCAATTCATATCTTCTTATACTTGAATATAATGCCGTTGTCTTTCATATCACTAAAATAATATCGACCATACTTCATCAATCCATTTATCCTTGTCTTACAATAACCGTCTTTGTTCAATCTAACTCCGCCTTCTTTAGTTCTTAACACTACTACTATCTTGCTACTTTTATCGTATAAAAACTGAAACCTATCATCTTCTTTAAACCCTCTATCTTTTCTTAATCTTGATGAAAAGTATATTGAGTTGTTATGTAGACTGATATGCTCTTCTTTTATTGTTAATTTTTGTAATTTCATTTGTTTGTTATTAGTAATACTATAATTATACTTATTTATTTATAAATGTGTAGTTAAGTTGTGGATAACTCATCTAATATCTTTTGATAATCAACTAATAGTTTTGAGTACCAATCGTAAGCATTTACAGTTACTTGTCTATCTTTTTGGAGTTGTTCCATTGCTTCTTGTCCTATTTCTTTTAACATTCTTGCGTAAAAGTCTGCACATCTCCCACCATGAAATTGATTACAAATCATACATTGCCACCTTAATATTCTTAAGTCATATTTCATGTACGCACCAAGGCTTGCTTTTGCCCACATGTGACCAAGTTGCTTATTAAAACCTTGTAAGTTTTTAGTTTCGCATGTATAACAGTTAGGTTCGTATCTTTTAATTGCAATTTCTCTACATAATTTCCATAACTTCCTTTGTATAACAGATATTTTTTGTTTACTTTGTTTTTTTAATTTCGACTTTTTCATTTGTTAAAATTTAACTTCTTTATCATTAACAGGGTATGCAACCTTTATATCAAACTCTTTCTTTATAGGTTCTGGTATTGGTATCTCTGTAAATGCTGAAATCTTATCAAGATAATCGCTCATTTCCTGTTTAGTTAATTCAGTTGTACTTGCAGGTATCTTGAACTCTACTCCCATTATAGTTTTCGGTACTGGTGGTAAAAACTTTCTTTTAAAAAGTTCGTGAAGGTCTGTAGCAAGATTACCTGTTTCTTTTTCTATATGGTCTAAATATAACCACATAAAATCGTTTTGTTTTAGGCTTCTCTTTTGTTTCTCCTTCTCAATACTAACTACCCACAATCCTTTATAACTAGCATTTGTTAACAGAAAGTCTGTAAATGCTTTAAGGTTTGACCATTTTAGTTTCGGTATCAGTTCATCTAGTTTTGATGTTGCATAAAATATCATAGTTTAAAAAGGTATACTCGATTCATCAATATCATTACTTTCAGGTATAATATCTTCCTCGACCTTTGGTACTGGTTCAGATTTGTTTTTAAACATCAATCCATCACCAATTATCCTAGAGTTTATTCTGTTTTCTTTCTCTTCTTTTGTTTGTGGAATAGAAATAAAATGTGTTTTTAATAATTGATAAGTTGGTGCGTCTTTTACCATTCTTGGACTATTAAGTGGTATTAGTTCCAAATCTAACTCAAGTTTGTTTACAGTTTCACCATCTTTATTAATAAAAGACTTCTTTACAATCTTATTTTTATCTATCTTACTAACATCTAATTTTAGTATTATTTTATTATTCATATTTTTATATTAAATTTTCTAATGTACTATTAACCTCATTTATAAATTTTTCTGTTTGTATTTTTGCCTCTGCTATCTCTATTTCATAATCTAATCTTTTCATAGTAATTATGAAAAAAGGTATCTTGCTAATTCTAGGGTCATAAAATACAAAGTCTCTCTCTTTTAAATCATCATTTACAACAAATCCCATAATTCCTTGTGCGATGTATTCCTCTGGTATTTGTCGTGTGAGATATGTTTTTATATGTTTTGCACTCGATAGACATTTTACTTCTATGTCCTTTTCATAAATACCGTTATTTTGTTCTATAAGTCCATCTGGTGAATAGCCTATCCATTTGTTGTCTTTTCTCTTTACTAACCCTATAAGTGAAATTTGAGCCTTTGTTTGTGCCTTATATACTTCTATAGCTTCACTTTCTAATCGAACACCTCTATCCATAGCACTTTCTTCGGTATTTGCTTCTGTTGATAATCTTTCTGCTAGAATCTCATAAAAGTAAGTTTCTCTTACTTTCGGTGTACCTATGACACTTTTTAATCCTGTACCTGTAAGTACACCTTGTCTTTCCTTGTGCCAAGACTCTGACCTTTGTTCTACATTAACCAATTTAATATTATTTTTTGTCATTATATTTTTGTAGATTAACTTCGTAAGCTAGTTTTATATCTGTATTGTCCCTTTCTGATTGTAGCAATTCAAGCCATAACTTTCTTACTTCTGCTTTTGATTTTGTATTTTCAAATTGCTCTAGTATATCTATAACTTTTATAGTCTCAATTTGAGCATGTAACCTATCTGCATACGCAATAAAGTCTTTACGGTTTAAATCTTTACCAAATATTCTACCAAACTTTTCAGCTGCATCTTTTATTGCGTAGCTTTCTGCTGATGGTGTACCGATTTGTATTGCACTAGAGTTCATCTTTTCAAAATTAGTAGCCCCCTGTCCTTTTTGTACTTGAATTGGCATAGCTCCAACTCCATCTTGAAAATCCATATCCCCTGTTATAGGATTCTGTACATAAAGTCTTACTGTTACAACTACACTATTTGCTATAAGTTGTACTGACTTAATCTCAACACTCCATTTTGAGAAAATCATTGTTAATAAATATTCCACACGTTCAATCGGTAAATATTTTAGATTTTTAACAAAAGGGTGTGTCTTTACCCATTCTTGCTTTGGTTCACTATTAAGAATTATATTTAACTTATTTTGCTTTACAATTTCAATCTTGTCATCATATAACTCTTGTAGTGTTGGTACTGTATTTTCTTTTTTTATTGTAAGTGATTTTGTTTTCATTATTATTCTAAATTATGCTCTAATAATTCCTCATCTTTTGGGTTGCAATCTGGACATCTTTTCTTCTCTGTATTGTCAGGTTCTGTTGTGAACTCTACATATCCAGTATTGTCGCAGGTGGGGCATTCCATATTATTTATTTTTTAATGTTAATAATTACACTTGATTCATCTCCACACTTCCAATTTGGAATTATAAGAGGGGACTTAAATTCTATTGTAACTTTCTCTTTTGATTCTTGAACTTTTTTTAATTGATTTATTACTTCTTCATCTTGTACACAGTACATATCTTCTTGTGATGATTGTGTGTCTGTTTTTACATAAGCTCTTGTTGTATCCCAAATTATTCCATATGTTTCTACTGCCGTTATGTATCCAGTGTGCTGTCCTTGTCCTGGTGTCATCAATGAAAAGAATATACTAAATATTACAAATGCTATTACTCCAGTCATTATTGTTATAAAAGTTCCTATCATTAGTTTTTCTTCTGTTTCCATATTATTTATTTTTTAAGTTTTTAACTTCTTCTTCTAATTTAATAATTCTTTTGACTAGATGTTCTAATAAACCCTCATCAGAACGAAAACGAAGTTTTATATCATTTCCATCTTCTTGTATGAAATTAAATTCTTTAAATTTTAAAGCGTCTAATGATTCTGGTAGGTTATTAAATGTTCCAAAAAACCAATCTCTTAATACGATATCTTTATTATTTTTATCCATATTATTGATATAAATTAAATGCTAATGCCATGTTAATAATTACTAATACTACTGCTACTAATATGTTTATTGCTCCCAACAACTCCTTTTCTATATTTGCTTCTTTGTTCTTTAACCAAGTTGATTTTGTATCGAATGTTCTCATGTTATTAGGGTATAAACGCTTTTACTGCTGTTAATATCCCGACCTTTGTTGCTTCACTCCACATAATCTTCTTCGGTACATACTTCGGTAATGGTGGTTGTGCTTGCACTATATTCCTTTCATCTTCTTGTATCCTTTTCTTTAACCAATAATCAAACTTATCTTTCTTTGTGATAGCTTTTTTAAGTCTATCTGCTTCATCTAATATATATTCTTTGTCCATATAATTTTATTATTTACTCCAACAATGTTTAGAATATTTCCAGTCTTCTGTACCTCTATTTTCATAAATCCAGTATGCCATTGCTTCATTATCCTTTTCTTTTGTTAAGTCCAATCCAAGCTCTGTTGCTTTTGTAAACCATACAGAATTTATTTGGTATCGACCTATATCAACTGTACCATTAGTATTTGCTCTTAAAATTACTTGTCCACTTTTACCATAATGTTGATTTTCACTTTCACACTTTGCAATCTTTTCCATAATTGCTGTCTTACTCTTTACTGGAACTTCTTTTATTACTTCTACTTCTTCTCTTGTGTAAGTAATATTTGCTTTTGTTGTCATTTGACCTACCTTATATCCTGCGTAAATCATTCCTAGTATCGTTGCTACTATAATTACCTTTTCCATAAACTTATTAAATCTATATCTAAACACTTGAAACTTTGTTGCATGAGGATAAATGTCTTTCAAATATTTACCCATATAACTAACTCGTAATTTTTTCATATATTTTTTGTTTTCCTTAGCCCCCACCACTTAACAATAAATGGTGGAAACAAAGGATGTTAAGCTAATAATATACTTTGCATAGGACAAGTTATTACTAATACTTTGCGAGTAAGCGAGTAAGATATAAATATCAAACAAACTTACCGCCTGTACTTTCATTCCTGTCCTATGTATATATAGTAGCATGCGATAAATTCTTGTACATAGTTAAGCTGTGGATAACTTTATATGATATAATAATACAGGATAGTCAAACTTTTAATATATGTATATTATTGAATGTAAAGGTTGTAACAAAAAGATAGACATTTTAAAATCAGTCTATCTAAATTCAAATTATTGGTGTGATGTTGTTTGTTTCAGAATGCACTGCAAGGTTTTGAGACTTACTAATCAACCAAAAGATTAACTTCGGCGACTGGTATTATTGCCAGTCGTTTTTATCTCTACTAATACTAACTTCTCACCCTTATTCAAAACTACATCTTTATCCTTATAGATGTTTAGTACATCTATCTTATTGTTTTTAATTATGGCGTAGGCTTTAATTGGTTTAATAAATTTCATGTAGTATGGTTTCTACTAATTTTTCTTGTAAATATGTAAAAGATTCTTCGGATTCTTTCGTTAAAGTAATTCCAGCTCTCTGTAAGACATAATGTGTAAGATGTAGACATTCATGCGTAACTAATCCTACAGTTTTTATCCAGCTATCAGTGTGAGAGATTAGCATAGCATAACCTTTTGGAAATTCAGTATATAAAAAACCACTTCCATCTTTTTTAAAATCATCTTTATATATGTCTTTATTTTCTGATATATGTTTCTGGGTCTCTAATGAATTTTTTGTTTTATGTTTTTTTAACTCTTTTATTACATCTGAAAATTGTCCATTACATACCACAATACAGTCTTGAGAGTAAGGTTCAACATTTAATATGAAAACTATTTTTTTACCGATTTTACTTTTCTTTTTCATCTTTAAAAATTACCACCATTGAAGGAAAAGGGGCGGAGTTTTGATGCCCTCCAAACTTTAACCTACCTCTGATAAACCTTATCTCTACATTTGGTTTTATATATATATATTCGTGGAAATATTTAGTATCTGTTCTTGCTGGGATTAACATCACCACGATCCCCCCCCTACTTTCACTTGCTTTCTTTACCCATTTACTTATTTCTCTTCCATAAGGCGGATTACACCACACTCTCTTGCCATCCCAAGACTTTGATAGTCCATCATCTAATTGTGTATAGTATTTATTACACTTTGCATTTTCTTTGGTAGCACACACATCTACATCAAATAGAAATTCTTTATCTAACTGATCAAAGAACTCTTGCGGTGTTGCCCATTCGTTAGATTGTGAAGAAAAGTGTACGCTATTCATCTCTATTATATGCACAATTAGGACAACAATATTCTATACCATTTAATTCATAAGGGTCTAATATTTTGTTTTTACATGTAGGGCAGGTCATAAATTTATATTTGATATTTCATAATTTTATTTTGTAAATAACTTTTCGATATTCTTTTTCATAGTGCCAACTTTCTTCTGTGAAGATACTGGACTTTGGACATTCTTCTGCCAAATACATCTCCACCCATCAGGAGCAACAAATTCAGAAACATAGACTTTATGACCTTCTGCCACTTTTTCGTCACACCATTTCCAGAATCTATCTGTATCAAAATGAGTAGCATAATTATATGTTCCTTTATATGGTGGGTCACAGTATATCAATGATTTTTCAGGTAATAATACAGCATGATATTCACCTCCAAAAAACTCGACATTTCCGATTTCACGTACTTGTTTACAAACATTATTACGACTCTCTAGACAGTAATTTCTTTCACTACCTTTTGAATTTTTTCCACGTGCATATGTACCAAACCATTGACCAGAATATGAACATCCTATACCTACAAAACCCATAAGCGGGGCTTCATCATTATCAATAAAACATTCGGAGTTTCTCTTTAATTGATTATACCTTTCTTCAGAAATTATATCTGGCGGAAACCATCCTTTTTGTAACGCTTGCCACATCCTAATAAGATATTGATTTAAATCATTCCCTATTCGACGTTTAAATAAAAGTCGTGTTTTATCAATCATATTTGCCCCTCCCACAAATGGTTCGACCCATACTTTACCTTCATTCCAATTCCATAAAGAACCACCTAAATCTTCTCTTATAGCATTAAGAATTTCAAAAGCATGTCTGTTTTTTGATCCCATGTATTTCATTTTATTATACAAAATAATCTCTTATAATTACCAACTCTATTACACTCATTCCTAATAAAATCCAATTCCTGTGTACCAGTATCTCCAGTAAGGAAGGGATTGCAATTTATCCGTATCGATAGCCATTTCTCTGTTATAGGCTTGTATTTAGTACCTATTCTACTCTGATTGATACCTTTTACCAAGTCGGCTATTATCTCCTCTCTACGGCTCTTATACGGGCTTTGTTTAGATGAATAGCCTGTCATTGAGAAAAGACTTTTAGTGTCTGTCATATTGACTATAGTATTTCTTATTTCTTGGTCTGACCATTCAATTTTCATATCTATTTATTATTTAATAATTCAGGGGTTTGATAAAGATTTCCAATAACAAATGAATCAAAGCCGTCTTCTATCACATACCAAAGTTCTAAGTCTCTCTTTGTTCCATCTCCAACACGAAATGGAGTGGGTGTGTTTAAGTCATGTTTAACTATCCATTGTAGATTACCATTATCCCAAACAACAACCATTGGAGTTCCGTCTACACTCAATATATCCCCCTCATATATCTCTTTACTATTCTTGTCCTTGAGACCTGTGTATTGCATTACTTTATGTTCGTCTCTTTCTTCACATTCAACACATGTTGCATTTTTAATAGTTGTAGCACTTCGACCATTACCCATTATGTCTTTAAAGGTAAAGTAAGTCATTTCTTTAGTATTCCAAGTTCTGAATTTTAGTTCTCTATTCATATCTATTTAGTAAATAACAATAATAAATCTTCTTTGTTGGCTTCTATGAAGGCGTTGCAGTCTTCTCTTGATTTGAAGCAAGGAAGAGTGAATTGAATTTTATAGCTATTACATATTTCACTATCTATTTTCCCAAAAAAATAACTATAATATGTATAATATTTAAATTGATTAATATCCCCCCAATCAGGTTCAAAAGGTGCATTCTCTTGTTGCCATTTCCAACATCTAACTATTGCTTGTTGTTTCTTTAAAGCTAGTTCTGCTTCTTCTTTAGTGCGGTAACAGTTGCCTATGGAGATACGGTGTTTGTCAATTTCATCAATAGTATTTACTGATTGACAAACAACTCCGTAAGGATTAATCAACCAAAACTCCTCCCCAACCTTCGGAAAGAAATATCTACCCTTCACCTCTGGTTCTTTTAATAAAGCCTCATTCTCTTTGGCTAGTCTTTTAAATTCTTCTACACTTATCTCGATATTATTTATTTTTATTTTGTTCATTGTTTGTTTGTTAAATTTTATTTCTTTTTATATCCTATTTTATCTTTTATTGCTAAATACATAAAAACTCCTCCTGTGACATATCCTACAAAAAATACTAAAGATGTAGTTATTATTTCCATATTATTTACTTAATGATTCTAGTAATTCTTCTTTTGAGTCAAAGACTCTTGTGCTTTCGTAATTATCAGGATAAACTGACCCTTCAATGCGAACAACATATGTTATGCTTTCTATTCTCGCTCTCTTAATCTTATCACCATCTAATACCCAAACCTTATCTCCTATTATTTTTATTTTGTCAACCATTTTATTTTTATTACTACTATTTGATAAATCTTCGAATGAATAACCATAACCTCTGGTAAACTCTTGTACTTGGCTATCTTTTTTTAAAACTTTGTTTTTCTTCTTGTTCATACGTTAATTATAACTTAATAATTGATATGTACATAGTTAGACTGTGGATAACTCTATTTAACATTTTTATGAAACCTCTTATGAAAAATACAAAAATCTCCTTTTAATTTAGATTCTAGGCAACATATGATAACTTGTAATTCATTCTTGTTACATAAAGACATATTAACTTTATAAAAATGAGTTCTAAGCCAGTTGTATCTTTTATTCCTTTGAGGGAATACTTCCTCCATTAGTCTATGAGCCCTTGCTCTCAATAAATGGTCTTCTGTATATGTTATATAGTTTGCATGATATGCCATATTTTAACTTGATTAAAGAGAATTGGTAAGTAAAAGCCTGTATTAACAGTATTCATTAGAGAGTTTATCGATTCTGTTCTTAAAAAAGAACTCGGCTCTCGCATTTCCTCTATCACAATAGGTTCAGTCCATTTGGCTGTTATGTATACGTGCTACCCAAGAAAATTGCATGCAAGGTAGTAGTGGTCTTGATTAAAGAGTTAGCTGGTTCCTGCCAGTCACATCTTGTACCAAGTCCTCTTAATTATAGGCTTCTAATAAAGGGATAAGAGGTTCGCCTGCCATCTCTATTAGTCCTTCTTTATTACAAAAGTCTCACCCCCTTTGCGAGTGAGTGAGACTTTTGTACGCAAAGGTTACTATAAATATAGCAAACTACTAAAAACAATGCAAGTACTAACTGTGGAAAAAAGAAAACACCCGATTAAGAGTGTTTCTTTATACCGTGAGAAGTTCAGGATTTATTATATCAAAACTACTTACAACTAATATTAGGACTTTGTGGTATTGGTTGTGGTTTAGTAGTAAATATCACATAACAAGTATTAGTCTCTTTATTCTTTATATCCTTTGACACTTCGTCTTGGAATCTAATTACCTTGAAGTTATTATCATCTAAAGCCTTGCTTGTTATTACTGATACGTTACTAGCGTCCTTATAACTGATTAAATCATATCCTGCATACACTGTACTTGATAATCCAATAAACACTGCGACTGCTATTATTATTTTCTTCATATGGTTATATTAACCTAATTACATTTATAATCAACTGACTTATCCACAAGCATTCAACACCTTATAAACTTTCTTTGCATGCTCTTTCTTTAAAGACTGATACTCAACTTTAATAGCTACCTTACATTTAGAACACATCATAACCTTTTGTTTCTTAATGTCTTTACCACAGACTTGGCATATTTTAAACTTTCCAAAATAATCTTCCTCATTCATATAACAAGTCTAACACTATTTGATATTTAAGTTATCAACAGGTATAATATATACATGATTAAAAAAACTACTAAGACAGAATTGTTGTTCACACTAGTCGCGGTTATAACATTACTAATTATAGGATTTGCAATAGTTCCGCAAAAGCCAGATAAATTTGAAAATAGTCATAAATATAAAAAGGTCGAGCCAAAATCAGAAAAGATATATACAATACCTTGTGATGAAGCTACAAGTTGTAAGGGATAGTAACAACTTATCAACATAGTTATCCACTTCCCTACCCCGATAAATAACCACTCTCCCCTAGGGGAAACAAAGATACAAGCCAGTAGGGGAGGGGAGAGACCAAATAAATGAAAATAGTAAAACAATACCCACCGAACTTTGATAAGATAAAAACTGTATTTGAGCACACAGAAGAACATAGAGCATTATTCTGTTATGGGGACACTATTTACAATCCTTATGACGTAGAAGTAACTCCAGACCTAGAAAAGCATGAAGAAACTCACTCAAGACAACAAGGAACTTTTCCTGATATATGGTGGGATGAATATTTAAATAATAAATTCTTTAGGCTAGAACAAGAAATCGAGGCTTACGGAGAACAAATAATATTCCTTTCAAGTATCATAGAAGATAGTAACCTTCTTTCATGGTTTAAAGAAAAAATAGCCCAAGCATTATCTAGTAATTTATACGGAAATTTGTTAAACTATGGTCAAGCAGTTAGTAAACTAAGACACTACGTCAAAAACAATAAATAACATGAAAACAAATATAAGCAAGTACATGAAAGAACTATACGCAGATAATAAAAAGAAAGGTAAAGCAAAGGGAGCTAATGGAAAAGCTCGTTCAAGAAAACAAATGATTGCTATTGCATACTCAAAAGCAAAAGAAGCTAAGCATATGAGAAGTAAATAACTATGGCAAAAAAGGATAAAGCAATATTAACCCCACAACAAATACTATTTCTAAGTTGTTACACTAACCCAAAGAGTGAGACATTTGGTAATGCTGTTCAAAGCTCATTAAAGGCAGGATATACAGAAAGCTACGCTAATAATATAACAAGTATTATGCCTGAATGGTTATATGAAAACATAGGAGACTTGACATTGTTGAAAAAAGCAGAGAAAGTACTTAATAATACATTAGATTACGACCCTATGAATGGTAATACTAAGATTGATACTTCACTGGTAGCGATACAAAACAAAACAGCACAATTTATCGCAGGTACTCTAGGTAAGAATAAGTTTTCAACTAAAGGGGAAGAGGGAATAACTAAACTAGCAGAGAGTATTACTGGTATGAAGATAATAAAAGAGAATGCAAATAGAATTCAAGACAAGAAATAACAAACAGCTTGAAGCATGTGAATATTGGATAGATGATACTACTGAACAAATCCTTTATGGAGGAGGAAAAGGAGGAGGAAAGTCATATCTAGGTTGTTCTCTTATCTTTGCAGACGCTTTGATATATCCTGAAACCCATTACTACATTGCTAGAGGGGAACTAACAGATTTGAGAAAGTTTACTATTCCTTCTATTCACGAAGTGTTTAAGAACTGGGGATTAAACATTGATGACTACGCTACATTTGACGGTCAATACAATATCTTCAATTTAAAGAACGGCTCTAAGGTATTCTTAATAGCTTGTAAGGTACTACCGAGTGACCCTTTGTTTGAAAGATTTGGTTCTATGCAAATGACTAGAGGTTGGATAGAAGAAGCAGGAGAGGTAGCAGAATCGGCTAAATCTAACTTATGGCTTGCTACAGGTCGTTGGAAGAATGATGTATACAAGCTAAAGAAGAAGATGTTGATTACTGCTAATCCGAAGAAAGGTTGGATGAAGAAAGATTTTATTGATTTATGGAAAGAGGGTAGACTGCCACCTTCAAGAAAGTTCGTACAGTCTCTAGCTACTGATAATCCATATTTACCACAAGATTATCTTAAAACTTTATCAGAAGAGAAAGACCAGATTAGACGACAAAGACTTTGGTTAGGTGACTGGGATTATGAAGAGGATAAAGATTCACTAATTAGTTTTGACGCTCTATCTGACGCTTTTACCAATACGATTACAAAAGATAATAGCATGTACATGGTTGTAGATGTTGCTAGATTTGGTAAAGATAGCACTGTATTCTCATTCTGGGAGGGATTAGAGCTATTTAAGGTAGAAAGATTCCATAAACAATCATTAGAAGAGACTAAACAAAAGATAAGAGATTACGCTAGTGTGAATAGGATTCCGTATTCTAATATCATAATTGATGAAGATGGTATTGGAGGAGGATTGGTAGATGGTTTAGTAGGAGTTAGAGGGTTTGTAGCTAATTCAAGCCCATTACCTACATCAAATGAAGTAAGAACTAAGATGACTAAAGTAGAGCATGATTTAGTGCCAAAGACTAATTTTAAGAACTTAAAGGCTCAATGTGCTTATAAAATATCAGAATTGATTAACGAGCATAAAGTTCATTTTAATGTACCAGACTATAGAGAGCTAATCATTGAAGAATTATCTGCTGTATTAAGAGTTAAAGATATTGACAGTGACGGTAAGTTACAAATCAAATCAAAAGACGAAGTTAAACAAGAATTAGGTAAATCTTCAGACATAGGGGATACGATTATTTATCGTGCTTGGTTTGAATTAAGAAAAGACGCAATAAATGAAGACCCAAACAGAGAGAAAATTATTACAATGCAACAAAATAGATTTGCAAGAAATAAACATGGTATGTCACAGAACAGTGCAAGGTAAAAAGACTATTGACATATTTAATTATGTGCTATACTAGATTTAATTATTATTATTACTAATAAAATGAAACAAAACATATTAACGTTAGTGGTCGGTATTATATTAGCAGTTGGGTTGATAAGTTACTTTAATAACTCAAAGAAAATTGCACCAAAGAATTTTGGAGCAAGTGCATTATCAGAACTATCATATTCAACAACTACCGATTCTACATGGAAGACTTTTACTAAGAAGTTTATATCAGAGTGTACACAGTCAATTGATAGAGTATTGATTACTAACGCTACAGCTGGAAGTGCTTTTAATATTTATGATGGAACTTCGACAACAGACCTTTCACAAAAACTGATAGTGCCATTTTCATCAACAGCAACATCTGGAAGTTATCCAATAGAAAGATATTTGACTAGAGGTCTAGTAGTAGACATGCTTTCATCTAACATTGCTTCAACAACAATAACTTGTAGATAATTATTATTTAATCTATCGGCGGATAGAAAATGCCAACTAAAGAAAGAGAAGATGTAAATGAAATAGCGGAAATAGTTAGAGAAATGGAAACGAATTATATTCGTGGAAATACTATCATTTCTAAATATGTAAATCATAATATGTATGAGACTATCTCTACTATTGAAGCATACATCAATTCAGTTCACACAAGTGGTCAATTTGATTCACAAGGAAGAGAAAAGCCATTTTTCAATATAGTAGTTGCCGCTGCTAATATTTGGTATAGAGCAACAGATATTGATAGAAAGAATATAAGAATCAAAGCTAGTAAGTCTAAAGACACAATTGACGCATTGCTTGCCAGTGCTCATATCCAAAATTGGATGACTAGAGAAAACTTTGGTCAATTCTTAAATGAATGGGGAAGAGTTCTATCAAGATATGGTTCTGCTGTAGTAGAGTTTATAGAGAAAGACGGTCGTTTAATACCATCTGTATTACCTTGGAATAGACTGATTGTTGATTCAGTAGACTTCTATTCTAATCCTAGAATAAAGATACTTGAACTTACAGAAGCCCAATTAAAGAAAAATCCTTTGTATGATAAAGATATGGTTGAGGCTTTATGTGACGCACAAAGACCTAGAGAAACAATTGATAAAAGACGAAAAGACAATCTGTCTAACTACATAAAAGTCTATGAAGTAAGAGGAGAATTTGAACTCTCATATTTAACTAATAAAGAGAAAGACGACGAAGTATATCAAGAACAATTACACGTAGTATCTTTTGTACAAAATCCAAAGAAGAAGAATGAGTATCTCGATTTCACTTTGTATAAAGGTAGAGTAAAGAAGAATCCTCAAATGATAACTCACCTTATAGAAGAAGATGGACGAACTCTATCTATTGGTGCAGTTGAACATCTATTTCAATCACAATGGATGGTAAATCATAATGCCCTGTCTATTAAGAATCAACTAGACCTTGCTTCAAAACTAATATTCCAAACATCAGACGGTACTTTCTTAAATCAAAACGCCCTTTCTGCTATTGAGAATGGTGATATTTTAATTCATGCAATAAATCAACCCCTTACACAGTTACAGAATAACTCTCATGACATTACATCATTACAGAATTTCCAAGGACAATGGAAATCACTTGGTAATG